CAATCATATGCATTTTAACTATCAGTATTCAGTAATCAATAGTAATTACTAATACTGTTTTTTTCCTTAATTGGAGTAAGATTAGCGAATGGAGCCATAACCCAGCTCTCCCATCGGTAGTGAGTGACCAAGGGAATAAACGTAGCGAATGGTCAGGTCTTTCTTCTGTTATGCCCCTCGGATGAGGATCAGCTACCAGATCGGAGCCAGTTTGATCATCTTAGTTTGGCAGACTAAGTAGCTTAGATAAACAAGAACTCACTCTCTTTTTAGAGATCATCCCTTTTTCTTCGGGTGTGGTTCCGTTGCCGCATCTCCACTCTGGTAAAAAAAAAGTGTAAGGAATTCCTAGGAAAAATTGTGTGGCTCCCCCCATCGATAGGTGGTGGGGCGGGGGGGGATAATGCCACTTTGATAACACAGCGTTAATTAATTGATATCGTAACGTACCATAATGATAATGTTTTATGCCTGTACAAACTCGAATCGAACAGTTCGTTTTTGTACAGACACACCCACTACCTAGTCCTTGCGTAATGATAGCGCTACTTCCCTGTAATAACCTAGTCCTAACGGTGGCTGCTTGCTTGTTTGCTTGTGCCATGTCATTGATTCCACCAGCATTTGCTTGAACTGATCCATATCTACCTGATGTGTTGCTAATTCGGCAGCTATTTTGTAATCATACTCATTTGCTAAGCGTTCGATGCCGCAGATCCGCTGCGCTGCACGAGAGAACTCTCGACTATAGTCCTCAGGCTTATACGTCTTCTGCACTTGTGCAGCCTCTACGTGCTGCTCTTTCTGTTTAGTCTTTGTCTTTGCCACTGGAATGTCCTTTATGAATGCCGCAAACGGCTGTGGTTGATGTGATCTGAATGTCATGATTGGATCCTCTTGGTTGTACTGCTCTACCTCTAAATCTATGCCATTGCCAGCAATAGCGATAGCGTCTTCTGCCTTCATCTTGGGATCGTAGATAATCCTGTAAGTGATCCCTTTGATGCCAACTTTGTAACCTGATACCTTCTCGATGTACCCACAGTCTCTAAGCTTTGCCATCATTCGCTGGATGGATTGGCGAGTGATTCCGAACTCCTCGCCTATCCTTTTGTGAGTTACCCAAGTGATTCCAGCCCTGTTAGCAAACGATGACATCATGGCAAGTACAGTACGATTCCTGTCAGTTATCCGTTTGTCAGTCAATGCTCGTAACGGCATGATTGCGTACTGCGTCTTCCTTGGTGGAGTCTTCCTCTTCTTTAAAGTAGGAGCTGGTGGTATCTTAAACTGCGTCATTTAGCCGACAGTTCGTTGATCTTTTTCTTCAGCTCGTGGATGTGATCCAGCATTGCAATGCACTCCTGCTTCCACTCATCAGCTGTGGCTGGTGGTGAATTAAGGTGGTGTATCACACGCTCTAGCGTATCATTGGACAGGTTTCCATTTGCCATATAGTCCCTGTACATCAACCAGATTACTTGTCTATCAGTCATTTTCTTCCCTCCTTGTATCGTTTAACCATCTCGTCTCGCATAGCCTTCCTTGTTGGATAGCCACGCTCCTTCTCAACCATGTCTAAGTACATCAACTTGGTTATCTTTGGCTTTCTAGCCTTGTCTGGCAGCCTCATTGCATACCGTAGCTCACACTCTGCCCTCCACTCTTCCGAGTAAGTGCAAACCTGTTTGCCGTTGACTGTTACCTCTTTACCTGCCAAGTGATATTCACCGCACATGGCGCATTGATTACTTAATCTTTTCCAGTCTCTCTGCTCTGCGTCTTTGGCACTCTGCACAGTTCCACCTCCGATTTAATCCTTTGTTAAAAATTACAAACTCACCGCCCTGTGGTTTCTTTCTTTGTCTACAGCTACTACACAGCCTGTCTTCAATGAATACTTCTACCTTTTTGCCAGCTGCCATACATTCACACCTCTTCCATTACCATTTACCCTAGCTTGCTTGCTAGACACCAGCTGTCCTTTGTTCTCCATCTTTTTACACAGCCTAAACAGTGACTCCATAGTTATTGGCTCACCCAGCAACAAGATCTCTTCGTGTAGCTCTGGTGTCGTTAAACTGCCAGCATCAAACAAAACATCAGCAATAATCAGATCAAAGTTCGATGTCCTAGGCTTACCTACCTTGGTTGGCGCATCACCACCTATGCCAATGTTGACCACCATTTTTCCAGCAGCCCTCGTGATCGGTGGATTGATCCCCATCAGCTGATCAACCTGATACTTCCAAGTTACTCCAGTGCATCTCTCAGCAGAGGGATAAAATCGTCCAGTCTCAGGCAAACCCTCCAAGGCTGTCCGTTCCTCCGATACATCAACACTGGTACTTCCCCCGCTTTGCTGCACGACTCCACCTGTTCCGACCATTTATCCACCTGTAATCTTTCTTGTCGTTTAACTTCAATACGGAACTTCTGAATAGTTATATCGTCAGCTCCATCCCTCGCCTGTCCTAGATTTCTTTTAACTTCAAACCCTAGGTGGTCTTTTAAGATACCTGCCAGCTCTCTCTCGCCAGCTGCTCCCTTGTTGCGTTTACCTCTACCGTTCATAGTCTGTATTCCCATCTAGTTTTAATGCCAGTTGCAGCCTGTTTGTCTGCTCGTTCTCTGGTTGCTGTAGTCCAATCTATATTTTCTACCCTGCTTGTGGCTGTCCATCCAGAAGCTTTGTAAATAGTCCCGCTATGCTTAGATTCATCCTGATAGCTAATGAATCCAATGATGTCTGGATACTTCAATTGAATTAAGTTACGCATTACCTTTAGCATCCGACTAGCAGTGTTAGCTGGTGCATCAGAAGCAATTGCAAAACGTCTTAACTCAATCAAACGATCACCATCCTTGAGCCTGTTACCTGCCACAGGACTAGTCCAGATAGCAGTCGCATAAAACACACCATCAAACTCAGCGCCAAAGAACATTGCATACTTATTGCGTAGTAAGTTGCCTTTCTGCGTGCGAGGTAACATTGAATGCCATAGAGCATTTAATTCCATTGCTTTGTCTACTGATATCTCAGCAATATGCAGCTGCAATGGCGAGCTGGGAGCAATGATTTCATCCTGCGATTGAAACAGCGGATGAACTATGCGTACATCCAAGCTCACACAGCACCCAGCATCTTGTTTAGCCTGTCATGAGTGCTGTTATAACGCTGCTTGAGGCTGTCTAGCAGTAGTTCATCAATGATTGACGCACGAGATCTGCGCTGTTCACCAGCTGCTCGATCAAGCAATGCTCTGGTTTCAGGACGTAGCCTAATTAGCAACGTATTGTACTTATTTTCCATCTACACCTCCTTTGTATTGCGCCAAGATATCACATTTGACCTGCGGAACCACATAATTAGTTAAATTATTTTGCATTTGGGTATTGCATATCGCTGCGATATCAAATACATTAACGGAACTGGCGCAGAAAACCAGTCAATCTACCGAGAAACAGGAGATCTAAAATGACTAAATATGTAGCTTATTTCCGTGTATCAACTGCCAAGCAAGGACGTTCAGGCTTGGGTCTAGAAGCGCAGCAAGAAGCAGTCAAGCACTACGCTGACAGAATCATCCACTCATTCACTGAGATCGAATCAGGCAAGAACGATAGCCGCATCCAGTTGGCAGCAGCTATTGAGTTATGCCGTACATCTGGCGCATCTTTACTGATCGCCAAGCTTGATCGTCTCAGCCGCAAAGCATCATTCCTTTTAACTCTGCGTGATTCTGGTGTGCAAATTATTGCAGCCGATATGCCTAATTGCTCCACCTTGGAGTACGGCATTCGTGCAGTGATTGCTCAGAATGAGCGTGAAGAAATCAGCAAGCGCACCAAGGCAGCATTAGACGCAGCCAAGGCTCGTGGTGTAAAGCTTGGTACTAAGTCACCAGCAATCAGCTCTGCGGCTGGTGTAGCAGCTCTGCAAGCAAATGCAGACCAGTTCGCACAGAAAGTATTGCCAATCATTCGTGACCTTAAAGCAGCTGGTTATACAAGCTTGCGTCAGATTGCAGCAGCACTGACCGAGCGCCAAGTTCAGACAGTTCGTGGCAGCATCAATTGGTCAGCATCACAAGTATCTAACATTATCGCAAGGGAGGCAGCATGAGCAAAGCAGATATAGACTTTTTATTTGATTCTATTATTGCAGATACAGATGCACTAGAATATGCAAAGATGAGTTTAGAAGTCATTAAGAAAACAAGTCCCGATATTTACGATGAAATTATTGATAGTTCAATTGTTTTAATTAATAAAGCATTAAATAATTCTGTTATGGGTGTTATCGCAAGAATTCTTGGTGATGATGAGTGGTATATAACTAATAAGGAGAGCAAATAATGGATCATAAAGACATAATGGATAACATCATCATCGCAATCGGCATTGCAGTTCTAGTCGCAGCTGTAGCGGGGTGGCTATGAGATCAGCATGGGAAATACCGACAGGTACACAATTAAAGCTTGATATCATGCGCCACCATGAGGTAACCAAGGCAGAGTATCTAGCGAAAGCCAGAAACTTTGCCAAGGTATTTTGCAAAGTAAATGGTAGCGTCAGCATCAATGAAGTAAGAGAGGCAGTGCCTGTTCCTGATGATGTACATCCCAGCGTCCTTGGCGCTGTGTTTCGTGGTCATCAGTGGCAGCCTGATGGTTACACCGTAGCAAAACATCCGAGCGCTCATGCTCGGACAATTAGAACCTATAAATTCTTGGGAGAAATAGCATGGTAGGTAAAGTCACACCGAATACAATCCTGTCAGCCAGCCGTTTGCCAGCTGTCATGGGTATGTCTAAATACAGGACAGCTAACGATGAGTTGCAGGTAAGCATTGGAGCCATAGCAGGTAAGACTCCACCAGATATCAGCAATGAAGCAATGGATTGGGGCAACCAGCTGGAGCCAGTGATCCTTGCTGAAACTGCAAAGCGCCTAGAGTTATCCGATCTCCAGATAATTCATGAGAAACCATATTTCCACGAGACGCTACCGTTATGCTGTTCGCTCGATGGTCTAGCTGATGGACGTAGCCAGCTGATCAAGCATGATCCTGATAACGGTATCTTTGTTATGGGAGCGCCAAGCATTGTGCTGGACGGGCTCGGAGTGCTGGAGGCAAAGCTTACAGGTAATGCGCCAGAGACTGAGCCACCACTGTGGCGAGGAGCAATCCAGCTGCAAGCGCAAATGGATATCATGCAAGCTAAGTGGGGCGCTGTAGCTACACTGTACCAAGGCACTAAGCTACACATATTCTTATTCACTCCACACCAAGACACACTGGATCGGATTAAGGAGGTAGCACTAGACTTCCAAAATCGATTAGAGATCTACAAGAATGAGAACAGAGTAGAGGCATACCCTGCTCAGAATAGTAAGGACGCTGATCGTATGTATGCAAATGCAAGCTCAGATTCTGAGCCTGTAGAGCTGGATGATGCAGCAGCTGAATATGCAAAGCTTATTCTTGAATGCAAGGCTGAGATCGAGGCACGTACTGAATTAATAAACCAGTGCGAGACACAGCTCAAGGAATTGTTACAGGATAAAACTTTAGGTATTGCTGGCAAATACAAGGTCAGCTGGCCAATGCGTAGTTACAAGGCACAGCCTGAGAAAATTACACCAGCAAAAGAGGCATACTCGGTGCGTCAATCTACATTAACCATTAAGGAATTGTCGTGAACATTAATGATGGCACTTTAATTAAAGCAAGAATCGAGGCAGCCAAAGCAGTACAGGCAGCCATTGATTATCCGCTGGAAGACAGATCCCAGCTGGCAGTCGATGCAATCATTGCAGCAACTCTCGCAACCATTCAAGCATACATGGGAGGACATGATGTCAGAGATCAGTAAGTTTTCAGAGCTACGAAAAATAGATGTATCTGGAATTGTAGAAAAAAAAATGGGGCTGTCGTATCTGTCTTGGGCATGGGCTGTAGATACATTACTGCTTAATGATCCAGCTGCGACATGGGAATACAAAGAGCCAGTACGGTGGAATGATACTGTGATGGTTTTCTGTACAGTCAAAGCTTTCGGTGTAGAGCGCACAGCACAGCTGCCAGTCATGGATCACAGGAATAAAGCAGTCGTAAACCCTGATGCATTCCAAGTTAATACAGCAATGCAGCGCTGTCTTGCCAAGGCAATTGCACTGCATGGTATTGGCCTGTACATCTACGCTGGTGAGGACGTACCAAAGGATCAAGAGTCAGCCAATCCTTTGGATGCTATCAAGCCTGTAGCGCCAGCTGAGACTGCGCCTGTAGTTACACCAGCAAGCAATCCTGAGTGGACATGGCACTTGATGTATCCAAACAAAGCAGAGCCAGCTGCAAGCTATGTGACTTCTGATGAGTGGGAGGATATGTATAATCAGACAGCCATGAAGACAGCTAAGTCTGGTAGCTACACACACCGAGAGCGCATGACTAAGTTGCGTGAACTCAAAGAGGCTAACCAAGCTACGCTAGACAAGCTTGATCCAGTGCGTAAGCTTTGGCATGGCAAACAGTATGCCGATAGATTGAAGAGCCTTGGCGCTGCTATGCCAGCGTCACAGGAACCACAACCAGAGCAGGAATAAACTAGGGGGCTTTCGCCCCCTTTTTTTATACTTCGTCTTCAGCGTAGCTGTAATACTCTTCTTCGTCTTCCTCTTCACCTTCGTCTGCACCATAAACTAATTCGATCAGTGCATCAGCTAAAGTTTTTGCCTCGTCCCAAGTTAAAACAACAAGCGCCTCATCCTGCGAAACAGACACACACTCTTCATCAGCGTGTAACTCAAAACCCAAACCAGATTCAACAGCAACAACTAATGTATCGTCCATTTTATTCTCCAGAAAGTCGGTCACCCCTGACCGTGCCTATATTTTAATCTGGATATGTGACTGTTTTTCTACGGAAATTAAACTTTGATAATCTTTCCACGGAAAAAGGCAAGACCTTCCTCTTCGTTAATAACTTCGCAAAGCTCTGGAGGAAGTAGGTTTCCTTTATGATAAGTAAGGATAGCGAAAGCAGACCTATGGTTGCGTGTGCCGTCTTCCGTAT